TCCGACCATGACTTCGGCGTACTCGATTCGCCAGGCGAAATAACGCTCCATGTCCACGGCGTCTTTCCAGTCGCCATGGGCTGCGCGGTTCGTCAGCGGCGGCTCCGGAAACTTGCTCGGCACCTGAAACCACTCAGGAATAGGCATCGGCGCGTGCGCTGCGAAATAGGCGAGCAAAGACGTGCTGTCGTGGGCAAGCCCGCCTGCGTGCTGTTCGGGAAAAGCCGTGTTGCCCCTCAAAATTCCACTCATGTGAATCCTCTCTTTTTCGAGTTGCCGCTACGCGCGGGCTGTGCCGCGCGCTGTCCTGCCGCTAGTCCGTGTACGCGACGTACTTGAACCGGCCGTCGCCAAACTGCTCGAAGCGCCCGCCGAAAGAGCCGCGCACCAGGCGCTCAACCTCTTCACGCGTGGTGCCAGGGGGATATGTGCCTTCCCTGATCATGCTGGCGTTGGTGTGCGATCTGTCCTTCCACGTGATGGCGGCCGCGGCGGGCTTCGGGTCACCGGTGACTCCGGCCATTCGATCAGTCGTACTTAACGAATTGGTGAAAGCTTTGAGCGCTGACATCACTGAACCCCGGCAATGACGAAGGTGCGATGCGAAGGCGCTGCTTCGCATGCGTCCGAGGCGGCTGACGCGCGACGTTCGGTTTCTGTGAGGCGCATCTGAGCATGAGTAACGACGTCCGCGCGCTCGATGTCGGTGAAGTTCGTGCGTTTGTCGATGCCGGCGAGGTAGCCGCGAAGAAGGGCGGGCGCGTTGTCTCGAGCTGAAAGGCGGTCGATGAACTCGATCTCGCTATCAGTGCTCCAGCTGCGATGGTGGCAGCGCGGCTTGGTTGGGGGGCGTGCTTGCATCGTTCATCCATCGGTGTCGTTGCGATGGATGGAAATATAAAGCACCACTTCTTGGAAATCAAGCAATGCTTTATTTGGATAAGCTAAGGTCGGCGGAAGGCGTTTAGATCGGTAATCGCACGCGCGAGCGCATCGATAGCGAATGCAATGTCAGTAGCGTAGCGTCCGGTGATCGATACATGATGTTGGTTGAACCCGCCAGACAATGGAGTGATGACAATCTTGGTATCTTCAGAAGAAGAGCCCGATTCACCGGCACACACTTCCCCCGCGCGACGTTGCGCGCCAGCTTCTCGCCTCCGTGTTGCCCGGCTTTTCACCAGGTCAATAACTTGGCCCACCGGCGCGCTCCTAAGCCAATGGAATTAGGTCAGCAGTGGTCGCCCGGCAGCAATCTCGAATCTGCCGAGGCGAAAGCGAATTGTAGGATGTGAACAATGCTTTTCGTAGGTGGAATACGGGAAAATGGCTTGGCGAGCGGCTAAGCGACAAGCGGAGCGGGACGGACGAATCCCCGGCCAATAAGGTGTGGGATGGAAAACCGACGCTCAGTGGCCACTTGTTTTCGAAAAGATATTTACAAATCTGGCGAAAAAAAACCGCCCTGAGGCGGTTGCTAGCTTTTCTTGGGTCGTGCCGTCGGCGGTGCTGTGGGCGTCGTTGTGTCGAACTCGATCCGCGTGCCTGCTGGCCGCGAGGTTTCCTTTCCGCCACGAAGCAGCACCTCGACGGCGTCGACGATGCGCGTGATCTCTGCTTGGCTTTTCCCATGCATCGCTCGCTCCAACCTTTCCATCGCCTCCGATGCTGCTGACTTCGGCGCGACTTCTGCGTCG